ATCTTGTACACCGCCTGTTAGAACTTTAACAAGACATTCGCTAAGGAAGTTTTGCATGTAATCAGGAGTGTCACTCCGCTTCAAGTCAAGTCCCATTGCTTTTACTTTGCCGGGTTTGCCATTGATATCACGCCGTACGCCGTCATCGTCATATATAAGCATAGCATATCTTTTCTTCTTAATAAAGATAGCCATAGTTGCCAAGTTCTCACGACCAGCAGCAATGATTTCACCTTGATTACGAGGACAATTAAAGAACTCTTTCATAAAATCTGGAAAACTGGCATTAACTTGATTAGCGATTTCATCATACATCGTAAGGGCAATTTCTTTGTTCCATTCGATCTCTCCATTATCAATCTCTTTTTGATATGATGGATACATTGAATAGTATATAGAGTCGGTATCGCCATAAATTACAGACTTGCCTTTGTAATCATATGTGCCGTCAATAACTTCATTAGTTTTTGCGCCCATATGTCGTGTGATACAACGACCAGATAGTGTAGTTGATTGTCCGATACGTTTGTCATAAAATCGACAACCTTGATTTAGAATCGCACCGTACAAACTATTCAAGTTAATTTTTTTAACTAATTGTCGTTTGTCCCAGAACGCAATCTCTTCGTCTGTGCCACCATTTTCTCTAACTTCACGCATATTTTTTTGAAGAACTTTACGTTCAGCATACCAACGTTCTAATAGACTGGGAATAATGCCTTGAACATCTTGTTTAAAAACTGTGCCATTCGCGCTTATAGCCCATGGAAGACCTGAGTTATACACTAAATCGAATGCCTCCGCACCTGATACTTCGTGTACTTCGCCATTTTCCATATCTAAGTTCATAATATTTGCTTTATCTTTTTCATTAAGAAAGCGAAACTCTTCGGTTGAAAATGTATCCTCCCAAGCCTGTGCTGCACCAAAGCCTTTGTTCTTACTGCCGCGCCCAGCCCTGATACGATTTTGTATCATTTCTTCTGTGTAATCTGGTCTGAGTTGTGCGGTAATAGTTTCGGGCGACATATTCAATGCACGAATAATACTGGGATATAGTGAATTAATATCAATACCTGCAACCCATTTTTGTATACCAGTTTGTGGATTCGCAACAAATGCACCTGCTGCTTTTTGTGATTCTGCAGCCGCTTCTTCCTCTAGTGTTGGTTCGTAATCTTCATCTTCGACATCCCAACTACGTTTTTTCCTGTCAGGAACAACCATTCCTCGTCTGTGTGCTTCATTAATAATTGCTTGTTCAGTAACAGCAACAGCACCCATTGTAGTCTGAATATTAACAGTATTATCGTGTGCAATTTCATTTGCCAGATCGATAAATCGAAGTTTTTTATCTAGATTATCAAGTAACGCAACATCTTGTCTATTGTATTCTATAAACTTATAAAAATCTTGATTATATAGTTGGTCTAGTGTACCTTCATATGCAATTTTACGTTCATTAAGTTCATACTCGCCAATAGCATCAAGTGAGTATGAATGCATTTCATGATATGTATACTTACGATACAATTCTAGATAATCTAGATGAATGCGTCCACTCAATACATAACTAACTTGTTCCTTACCATATTTAATAATAGTCTTTGCTTTTGGAAGAAGATCCCATAAACATAATTTACGAGTATGTGATTTACTTAAAACTTTAACAATACGATTTACTGTATATGGAATATCAAAGCCTTCGCTATTCCATCCGCTAAGAACGTCTGCATCTTCTATCAATGTTAAGAAGTCGTTTAACATGTCTGCTTCGCTTAGATATAGAAATGTATCTGGGAATTTATCGCATAGACGCTGTGCTTCTATTAGACCTTCACCATCTCTCATATGCTCTGGCGGCATAACAAACGTCACAAGTTGGTCTGTCCATTGTAAGTGTACTGTAATAGCAGTAATTGGCATAAAAGGATCTTCAGGTGGCGCAAATCCTTTATCAGCGTCAAAGTCAACTTCAATATCGAAGAATGCAACATTTAATTTTGGTGAATCTAAATTCAGATAGTTTTCAGCAAGACATCTAACTTCTGGCTTAATATCACTTTCATATATTTTTTTATCACTGCAAAGTCGCAATTCCTTATGCATATCTTTGAGTCTCTTAACCTTCACCTGGCGAACTTTCTCTCCATGAATGCTAGTATGTGACCCTCTATCGTCGCGCACATAGAATGTACGCCACGCAGGAAAATCTTGGTAGATACGCTTGCCGTCTTTGCGTTCAACAACATTTACAATATCTTTGTCTTTGTTGTAGTATGCATCTACATAACTCATTTATAGTGTGCGTCCCACAGTTTCAAGTACGGTTTCTACATCTTCAAAGTCTTGCTTTGCGCCCTGTAGATTTGCTTTGTGAGCGAGTGAAATAGCCTTATTAAGTACTGCAGGTTTGATATCCAGTTCTTCCGCAATCGCCTTAACTGTATCACGTAACCCACCTTTAAGGTCGTCTACTTCCTGAAGAACAGAGCATCCTTCGTCTACCAATTGCTTTAGTTTTGCTTTTTCTTCACTTGTGATTGAACCTAGTGACATATAATAATCTCCTAATTAGATATAAAAAATGGAGTTCTATGAGAACTCCATTTAATATAGCATAGTATTGTTAGACTGTCAATAGACTATTTTATTTTTTATTTACTTTATCAATTGCAGATTTCATTATATTATCTGCTTTTTCTTCTATTGATTCGAGGTATCTTCCAGTTGCACGTTTGTAAGATGGGTCTTTAAATGCATCTTTTACACCCTTAGAAAGTTCTGACCCAACGGCAATAGCACGTGCAGTAGGAATTACTTTTTTTGCTACGTTAGCAACGCTACCTGCTTTTGATACTGCACTTACAGCACCTCCAACAGCTCTACCTAGCATTCCAAGGAATGGAACGAATTCATTTAGTTTGCCTTCTTTTAACGCACCCATTGCAAATTTAGCAACCTTAATTAATCCTGCACGACTGTTAAGCATTTTTTCAATCTTTGCTTTGTTAGCATCGTTTACGTTAGCATATACCTGTGTGATAGCCGATGCTGTGAACATGTCTACTTTTGAAGAACCGTCATCAAACTTAATTGATTTTGCTTGCCTGTCATCTACAATACTTTGTAGTTGGTCTATCACTGATGCTTTCGCTTCATATAGTCCATCAATGTCGCCCAAGTAGCCGTCGCAAGCGTGTTCTTCATCATTAGGGCAATCACCGCCGCAATATTTGCATTCTTCTTCTTCTTCTTTTATTGATTCTTCCCATGGTGCTTTCTTTAGAGATACTTTCTTTCTCTCTTCGCCACGCTCTGGTTCATCTGCTTTAGCAAGTGCACGTTGGCGCGCTTTTTCTTCATCTGAATCTTCGTTAATAGATTCGTCAAACATATCTCTTGCTGCTTCTTTGCCGTGTTTCTTCTCAAATTCTTTCTTAGTCATGTTTTCAGCATCATCAATGAGTTGATCACTCATACGACCTTCGCCCATTACCGCTGAATAATCTTCCATGTCACTATCACTTGGCATTTCAGAACTTGCTGGTGTATTCATTTCCATGTTGCCCATTGGATCACTCATCATTTCTGGCTCATCAACACTGCCCATTCCCATATCATCTTCTGGCCCGTTCATCATATCGGTAGGACTATTCATTTCCAACGTGTACATCCGCGCCTCAAGTGAGTCTGCCATACGTTGGTATGCATCATACGATTTATTATGCTGGTCTGCAAAAGTTAATGCTAAATCATGAACTGCATCACGTGGATTTTTACCTGATGATAATTCTGATACTAGTTGTTCAGTTGCTCTATTTAAATAATCTTCAAATTCATCATTAGAGATTACAAAAGATTCAGTTAGTTGTGACAGTTTCATTTTAATCTACCTTATCGTTTAATCATTGGGCTTTTTACTGGAGTTGTGTAAGCAAGGTTGCCTACATCTGCACTATAGCCCATCTTTGATTTCTTTTTCTTTTTAGTGGCAGGCTTTTTTGCATACACACTTGCATTTGGATCACCCGCACCCAATCCCATGGGAACACTAGCAAATGCTCCGGCAAAGTTTTCAGATATGATCTCATTTATTTTCATAATAGTATTTATCA